TAGGCCATGCTGTTTCCCAATCTGCTGAACCAACTTGAACCCAAGTTCCGCCTGTTTTCTTATACCAAACATTGTTTGAAGTATTAAGTGTAACTACTGCATAATCACCTACTGCACCTACTGCTGCCGATGGTGCTAAAGGATTTGTTCCTGTTGCAGTATCAGCTGCTTCAGTAATTACTAAAGGTGTAACTGAACTAAAGCTCTGGCCGCCTGTTGTGTTAACTGCATTGCCATTCCATTCTAGTAAACCAAACGCAGTATTTGTTGTATCAAACCAACTTGCGCCATCTGTTGGCTTGCCTGCTGGAGCTGTTGCACTTGCTTCTAGTTTGCCTAGATCAAAGTCTGCTCTTGCTACATAAACTTGGTTTGTAATTCCTAGTAATGAGTATGCTGCTTGTAGCCCATATTCATTTAGTTCACCGCCGTGAATCATATTTCCGTTTGCGTCTGAGTAGAATGTAGGATCTCCAAATAGATCTCCTAAATCTTTTTGACTTGTTAACAGGTACGGTTTACCTGCATTTGCTTTTGTTGTTCCTGCTGCTACGGCTGTCCCTGCAGAATTTGTTTTATCTTCTGCCGAAGCAACAAATATCATTGGTACGGTACCAGGAGCAGCTGGAGTGTAAAAACTCTCATCAATTACCTGAACCTCAACACCCGGTGATACTAATGCCATCATATTTCTCCTAAAGGTTTAATTACTATAGTATTTATTAGATTTTAGGTTTATATGCTTGTAATACTCGGTGGTAAAGGGGCGGTAAAGGTACGATAAATACAATATGAGACCTTTATGCATATGTAAACAGCGCCCTGCTGCTATAAATTATAAGAAGAACGGCAAAACATTTTATAGACGCAAGTGCGAGCAATGTTTAAAACACGGGCTTGGACATGGTATTCCAAGATGGCAGATAGCCGGATACGAAAAAAAGAACATATGCGAAAAATGTGGATACAAGAGTGCTCATCAAGAGCAGTTTGACGTTTACCATATGGATGGTGATTTGGAAAATTGTCGACCTGGTAATCTAAAAACTGTATGTGCTAACTGTCAACGTATTGTTCAAAAGCTAGGTGTAAAATGGAAACAAGGTGATTTAAAGCCTGACTTTTAGGTTGACAACTAATAATAGATACGCTATAATATTATTAAAACAAACGGAGCATCCATGGGACTAACAAAAGTGACAGCAGATTTATTTTTAAATGATGATGAGAAAGCAGCGTCTATTGATTACAAGTTTAACGAACGAGATCTAATTGAAGAGTTTCAGGCATATATTGACTCTACATACAAAGGCCATTATGCGCAGAATAAATTTCAGTCAACTGAAGTAATTATCGAACGCGGACATGGTACTGGTTTTTGTATGGGAAATGTTGACAAGTATTCAAATCGTTATGGGAAGAAGGGCAGTCGTGCTGACGCTCGTAAAGATTTAATGAAGGTGTTGCACTATGCACTTATTCAATTATACATACACGACAATGATCTTTAACCTATTAGGAAACTATAACCTGCGCCGCCAGCTACTTGTTGTATAACTTCTTGTTCTAGTTTATCCATTTCAGTTTGTGCTTCTGCTTTAAGTGTATCACCATTAAGAGTGCTTCCACCCTGAGGTCCAGCAATAGTTGCAAACTTTGAACGTGCCTCGCCTAGCATATATTTGCAACCAGCAAGTGTATAATCTTTAATCCATTGTTTTGCTAGATAGTCGTCAAGTAACTGTTCATCTGGGCGATAATTGTAGCAATATAACATTAGTGTTTCAGTTGATCTAGGACGCTGTAATAACGTTAATTTCTTAGTTGAAGTATTCCATTTAAACTCAATAAACGAACCAAACATTCTGCCTACTAGTTCTTGGTATTGGCTAAACATATCATATGTTGCTAATCCCCCTAAGTTTGAACTAGACATTAGATATGTATTTGTATATGCTAAATTAAACGGCTCGTATATTGAGCCGCCATCACCGCCGCCGGTGCGTGATCCAATTGATCTACGAAATAACTTACGCACTTCAATTACTTCACTTGGTAACGTATATTCATTAGTATCTACAATTGTAGGCATAAACATATAAGATTCTTCAACTGAATTATCTGAACGCTGTCTAAAACGTGTTAATGCCTTTGTTAAAGCAGTTTCGTAATGTATTGGGTCAAGTTCAACATCAATCATGCCTCCGCCTAAAAATGCGTTAACATAATCAAATACCTCTTGTTTTTTTGTTTTTAAACTACTCATATGAAATCTCCGTATAGTATTTATCGTAACGATAAATATGTATATGCCAAAGTTATCTTTATATAAACCCGAGCGCGGTAATGATTATGAATTTATTGACAGACAAATTCTAGAAATGTTTACTGTTGGGGGAACCGACATTCATATCCATAAATATCTTGGATCAAACAATTTACCTGAGGGTGAAGCAGATGCAGTACAGCCTCAATACGATGCTGTAAAGGAAACTAACATACAAGATTTGTTGTTTCTTGAAAACAGAGATCGTAAATATGATCCAGATGTGTACACGCACAGAGCAATTTATAATGTACAAGACATTGATTTTGATTTAAGTCAATTTGGATTGTTCTTATCGAACGATACATTGTTTATGACTGTGCATATTAGAAGTATTGTAAAAACAATAGGTCGTAAACCGTTAAGTGGTGATGTTATTGAGTTGCCACATTTAAAAGATGAGTATGCACTAAACGATTATGATATTGCACTAAAACGATTTTATGTAATCGAAGACGTAAGTAGAGGTTCAGAAGGGTTTAGTCATACATGGTATCCACATTTATATAGACTAAAACTAAAACAAATATACGACGGTCAGGAATACAGTGAGATATTAGATCTACCTGCTAATGAGGAAGAACCAGGTAGCAACACGTTACGTGACTTGCTTTCTACTTACGAAAAAGAAATGCAGATAAACAATGCAGTAATTGCTCAAGCAGAGGTTGAAGCACCACTAAGTGGATATGAAACAAGTCATTTTTACACAATAGCACGTAATGCTGACGGAACTGCTGACTTACAGCAAATAGAAAATCCTAACGGCGGTGGAGACATTACCACAAGTGGTCCTCCAGAGAAAGACGGATACTCTGGTTATCTTGTTGATTATGGTGACGGAGAAACTCCTAACGGTAGTGCATTTGGTAGCGGGATATCATTTCCAGGATCAAACGATTCTGGAGACTATTTTTTAAGAACAGATTATATGCCTAATAGATTATTTAGATTTGACGGAACTAGGTGGATTAAGGTTGAAGATAACTTACGTGAAACACTTACAAATTCAAATACAAGATCTACGCTGAAAGCAGGATTTATTAATAATAGTGCAAATAACACAATAGGTGGCGATACTATACCCGAGCGTCAAGCTGTTAGTAAAGCTCTAAAACCAAAGGCAGATAATTAATGCAACATTTTTATGATGGACAAATTAGGCGCTATATTACACAGCTAATGCGTATAATGAGCAACTTTCCGGTCAAGGACGGTAAAGGAAAAATAACTACTGTGCCAGTTATGTATGGCGATTTGACCAGACAAGTAGCAAACTTAATTAGAGATAATTCTGAAAATAAATTACCAAGTGTTCCACGAATGAGTGTTTATATAACAGGGTTAGATCAAGATAGAGAACGAACACAAGATCCATCTTTTGTAAATAAAATCAATATTAAAGAAAGAGAGTTTGATGAAAATGCAAACGAATATCTTAATACCCAAGGCAAAAATTATACCGTTGAACGCTTAATGCCAACTCCATTTACACTTAAAGCAAATGTTGATGTATGGACAAGTAATACAGATCAAAAATTACAAATTATAGAACAAATAGGTGTATGGTTTAATCCTACACTAGAATTACAGACTACAGATAATTTTATTGACTGGACAAGTATTACTACACTAGAATTAGAAAATATTAACTGGAGTAATAGAACTGTACCAGTAGGGATCGAAAGTGAAGTAGATATAGCTACGCTTAGTTTTATTATTCCAATCTATATTTCACCACCTGCAAAGGTAAAACGTTTAGGTGTAATACAAAATATTATTACAAGTTTATTTGATGAAACTACTGGTGATATTGAATCTGGAATTACTCAACCTCAAGTAAATGCATACGATGACGGAATTACAGCTGGAGTAACAGAGACAGCAAGTGGCAGAAAAGCAGTTACAGAGATATCAAGCCAAATGGCTAATGTAAACTATTTAAATTATGCAATCTATGTTGAAGGTACTACCGCAAAAATAATACATAAAGGTAGTTTAGGTACAATAAATTGGAATGATATATTTGAAACCCAACCTGGTAAGTTTACAGCCGATATATCAAGAATATATCTGAATAATAAAGATTCATCAGCAACACCAACAGGTACAATTAGCCTCAATCCTCTAAACGAAACAGTTTTAAATATTTCTTGGGATTCGGATAGTTTTCCTCAAGATACTATTATTAGTGGCAGAACAAGTGTAGATTTTATTATTGATCCTAGTACCTTTAATCCTACGACAGTAAAGGCCGCCGGAGTTCGTTTACTATTACTCGGCGATATTGGCAATACTAGTGCTGTCGAAGGCGCAGTGGCATGGAAGAATAATGATAATACTAACTTTGTAGCTAGTGCAAACGATATAATAGAATGGGATGGCGCTAAATGGATTATTGTGTTTGATGCAAGTGAGTCAACTACAATTACCTATACAACAAATTTAAACACAAGTATACAGTATCGATATGCAGATGGATCTTGGTTATTAAGCATTGATGGTGAATATCCAGTAGGAACATGGAGACTTTCCTTAGAAGTATAATTACTTGTATGACGAGTGATATTACCTGTAGCGGTGCTTTATTTTATACATTAGACACAAATAGATTTTTATTGCTGTATAGAAATGGCAGTAAAAGAAATAATCAATGGGGTATTGTTGGTGGAACAAATGAAAGTTCAGAAACACCGTGGGAAGGTTTAAAGCGTGAAATAGTAGAAGAGATAGGAAGTTTGCCTACTATTAAAAAAACAATTCCATTAGAAACATTTATTAGCAGTGATAAGCATTTTCAATTTCATACATATCTTTGTGTAATCGAGAAAGAGTTTATACCTAATCTAAATGGCGAACACACTGGTTATGCTTGGGTAAAATTTAATCACTGGCCAAAGCCTTTGCACCAAGGCTTGCGTAATACTCTTAATAGTAAAATTAATAGGGCTAAGTTAGAAACAGTTTTTAAAATGATCGAGCTCTTTTAGGATCTACCTACTACAACTTCAAC